CGTTGATCCCGTAGTAGCGCGGTCCGTTCAGCGTGGCCGTCACTTCGGTGGCCAGCGCGCCGGCAGCACCGGCGTAGAGAGCAGCGGTGTCGAGGTCGCTGATGTACACGATCTCGACGCCGCGGAACGTGGGACTTCCGAAGGCGGGGTCTTGCCGGCCGGTCCACACGAAAGTGTCCTGGCCTTGACGGAGGGCCGACTCGTAGATGCCCACGCCCCACAGCGAGGTCGCGTAGAAGCTGGGCACGCTGGCCGGGTCCGAGATGCGCGGGTACTTCGGCACTTGGTCGAAGCGCACGCGGAAGTAGCCGCGAGACATGGCGCGGAAGAGGTGCGTGGTCGCGTTGCTGCCCGTGTCGCCGCTCAGCGGTCCGACGACGCCGTACAGCTCGACCGCGTTCCGCCAGTTCGGCTTGCTCGCCGGAGCGATCCCCATCACGGTGGTCCACGCCGTCGCGTCCGGTCCGTTGAGCGGCACCGTGCCGAACTGCGCCGTGTTGGGCAGGTCGGCCGAGCCGTTCTCGGTGATGAACGCGTTCAGCGTGTAGGGCGTCTCGCCGTCCGAGGCTTCCATCTCGGCGACGTCCGGGCCGGCCCAGAACTGGTCGTCGATGAACTTCAGAAGCCCCGTGTAGAGGTTCATTTCCTTGGAATATTTGATGTCCTTGAACTTCTGGATCCGAGCTCCCTGGGACATCTCTCCGACGTTCAGGCCGATCTCGTGATCGGTCCACACCATCTCGTCCTTGGTGAAGCGCCACGGTATGCTCCACTGCGAGAGCACCTGCGGGTTTCTGTAATTAAACTCCGCGTTCGGCTTGTAGTTGGCCGAGTTGGAGTCGACTCCGAGGAAGATGTTGTCTTTGACGCTGTTTCCGCCCTGCACCATCTCCCGCATCGTCTTTCCGAAGATGAAGCGCGGGAGCGTGTAGGTGTTCTTCACCGCATCGTTCACGATATCCTCGGGGCCGGTCAAGAATGCCGGACCCGTGGAGAGCACGAAGTCGGTGAAGACGTCGATTGCCGAGCCAGCCACTTGTAGTTACCTCCGTGGTCGTCAGCGTTTTCGGGACGCGCGCTCCATCGCTCTTTCGAGTTCGTTCTGAACTTCCTTGTCTCCGCGTTCTCGAGCCTGCAGCCACTTCGTCTCGAGCTGATCGCGATCGAGCGTCGCGAAGGGCGCGCGCTCGGCCGTGATTCGAGTATTGGTGAGCTGTCCGTTCTCTCGCGCCGCGTGAGCCACCCGGCGACTCTCGCGCTCCTTGCGGGAGAGCGGATCGCCGAGTCTCGCCCGTGCTGCGTCGCTGAAGGCCTGCTCGATTCCTCGGAGGCCTGGGGCGTATGCACGGCGCTTGAGACCTGCCTCGAGCAGCGAGTGGCCAAGGTTGGCAATGCGCGCCCACAGGTCGTCGTCTGATTTCAGCTTGGGGAAACGCTCCCCGAGCCTAGTGCGCACGCGTTCCTCGATGAGCTCGTTGACCAGGTTCTCGCGGGCTCGCGCCTCGCGGGAAATGGAGGTCGCCTTGCCCAGCACCTTGCGCAGCGCAGCGCTCGTCTTCTGGCCCAGGGCGTCGTCGGCGAAACCTTCGACGAGGTACCCCTCCAGCTCTTCGATCGCGTCGTCGAGCGTGGCGTTGTAACGAGCGTCGCCAGTGACTGGCTCGGCAGAGTCGTCTTCCGGCTCTCGTGCACGCTCTCGGCCGTTGCGTCGACCGTTCTGGATGTCCCTGGACCGTTCGGCGAACCTGGAGTCGACATCCGACTGAGAACGAGCGCGCTTCTCTCCGATCCGGAGGACCGCCTTGTCGCTCAGCTTGTCGAGCTCCTTCTCCGTCCAGCCATCACGCCGAAGTGCCTTGATGGCCCGCTCCATGCGGACCTCGGTGTCGTCGCGTTCGCTGGATCCGTCCCCGTCGAGATCCTCGGCGGGTGTTTCGTCCTCCTCCTCGAGCTCCTCCTCAAGCTCCTCGCCCTCACCCCTCTCCGGCTCTGCCTCCTCGCCGCGCTCCATCCACTGCTTGAAGCGCCCCTGCTCGTCGCGGATGACGCCCTTCTCCTTGGACTTCGCGTCCCAAGTGATCGGCTTCCCGGGGTCGAAGCGGTCAGCGCGCTCGGTCTCTTCCTCTTCTTCCTCCGCCTTCGCACGGGTGCGGCCGCGCCGTGACTCGCTTCCTGTCCCTTCCTCGGAGCGTCCACGGCCGCGACCTCGAGCCACGCCGTGCTTGGCCTCGAGGTCACGCAGGTGCGCGTCTTCGTCGGCGTCGCTGCGGTGCGGAGCCTGCGTCCCGAGCGCTGCTGCGGCCGGGGAGGTGGAATCGACGTTGCGCGCGCGCGTGCCCGGATCGAGCTCCGGGTCTGCCGTCTGCGACATTCTGCGCCTGTGGATTGGGCGCGGTTCGGGTGCTCTATCCCTACCCCTGGGGGCGGGCGCGCGCAAGGGCCGTGCTCACGCGCGCCCCTTCCTGGGGCCCTTGCGCCGCCGGCGATGCGCCCGTCCTGGCGGTGGCCCCTCGATCACGACGGTGGGGATCTTGCTCATGGCGTGGGCCTTCTGGCAGCGCGGCGTACGCTCGCAGGTGGCCGGCATGGCGCCGTAGGCGAGCTCGGGGTGGCGCGCCAGGAACTCGTCGAGCTCGCGCCGGCTGGTGAAGCGTGGCTGCCCGTAACTCGCGCTCTTCGGGTCGCGGTCGTAGGCGGGCGCGTCCGGATACCACTGCGGCAACTGCCACGACACGAAGTGCACGTCCTTGGCCGGCTCGGTCGACTGCCACGAGACCACGCGCCGGCAGGGCCCGTGCCCCTCGAGTGCGACGAGCTCGCCGATCGGAGGAGCCTTGCCGAAGGGGAAGTCGGCCTCGACCTTCGCGCCGTCGCTCCGCTCGAACTCGTAGAGAGTCACGTGTTCCCGCCTCGCGCCTTCTCCCGCCGACGCTCGAGCTGGATCTGCCGCAGCTCGCGCAGCGCGTTCACCGTGTAGACGACCGCGTACGCGACGCACACGGCGGCGAGCGCCAGCACCTGCCCGATCGCGGACTCGAGGATCCCTTCCAGGGTCATGACTTCTCCTTCGTGGTTGAGCTCGTGCCGAGCGAGCGGTTGCTGCGCCCCGCGCCAGGTAGTCTACCCAGCGCCCGCCCGGACGCCGCAGCAGGACCCCGTGAGCTCACCATCCCCGCGCGCGGGGCGCGCACGTCGGCCTTGGCCCCGCCGCCCCCCGGTCCGCCGGGCCGCGCCTGCTGCGGGCGTGCCTGGCCGAGCTGCGCGTAGTTCTGACCGCGCGAGTTCAAGAGGTGCCCGGGCGAGCGCTGCGTGCTGGCCGGCGTCTGCGCGCCCATGACCGAGGCGCCCATCTGCGCCTGGAGCTGCTGCGCGTGGCGTTGCATCTCCTTCCAGTCCACGAGCTCGGCCAGGTCGGGGACCTGGAAGGCCACGCCGACGTGCTTGGCGATCTCGGGCCACTTCGCCTCCGGGAACTGCACCATCATCGGCATCGTGCCGACCAGCCACTCCATGGCCGAGACGACCTGAGCGGAGTAGCCGGAGTCCATGAGGCGCTGCGAGAAGGGCTCCACGTCGAGCTCGAGCGCAGCCAGCGGCACATCCTGCGCCGTGATCCCTCCTTGGTAGCGCAGCCGCCTGACCTTGTTCGGGTCGATGCCGAGCTCCTCGAACGCCTCCTGGTCGAGCTCGATCACCGTGCGGTTGTCGTGGTAGATGAAGTGCAGCGCGTTCTTGAGACCGGCGACCGTGCCGAGCTTGAATTGGAGGTCCACCCACTCCACGCGCGTCTCGCTCGCGCCGGCCGCTCGGTCCACTTCCGTGGCCGTGCCGCGGCCCTCGATCGAGCCGCGCGAGGGCGTGTCCAAGTGCAACGTGCGGTTCACGCGGTCGCGCGCGATCGCGCTGTACGCGATCTGCTGGTCGGTGATCCCGCCGACCTCGGCCTCCTGCATCTTGTCCTTGGAGAAGCCGACCAGCGGCAGGATGCCGTGGTGCCCGATGTTCGCGATCGCGTTCTGGATCCGTGGATCGGTCTTGTCCACCACGATGAAGCGCTTGTAGTCCTTCGCGCTCTCGGAGAGCGAGCGTGCGTGCGCGTTGGCGTCCTTGATCTGCTCCTCGGCCACGGCGAGCGGTGAGAGGTGTCGCGTGGATCCGGGCACGAAGTGCACGCCGAAGAGCGTGAAGGGTCCCTCCATTGGCCCGTAGTAGGGGCGCGGCTTGCGTAGCCAACTCGAGGGTGACGAGCCGTTTGGCGTCTCGACCGGCAGCGTGAGCGTCAGCCCGTGGAACCCCCACGCGCGCCAGCCGCGCACGGGCCCGCCGCCCTCGAACTCGGCTTCGGGCACCCACTCCTCGCTCCAGCACACGAGGTCGCGTCCAGTGTCGACGTCGACGTCGTTCTGCTGCAGCAGCTCCTTCGCGATCCCCTTCGGCAGAGCCTGGATCTCGGCCAGAGACCAGCCCTGGTCGGGGAAGGCGTGCGCTCGCGCAAGCAGCTCCTCGCGCAGCGCGAAGCACACACGCCCGCGGAAGCGCACCTCGTCCGGCTGGCGCGCGAGCGCGTCGTCGTGGTAGCAGTCGGGTGAGAGGCGGTACGGGTAGGGGGAGTGCGGGATGCCTGGCACGTCCGGCTCTTCCGGATCCAGCCCCTCCATCGGTCGCGCGCCCGGAATGCCCTGCTGCGAGGTCAGCATCACGCCGTGCGCGAACTGCATGTCGACGAGCAGCCAGGAGAGCAACACCTGCAGGTTGCGGTCCTTGATCCAGCGATTCATCGCGAGCTCGAGCACCTTGGCGATGCGCCCCACGCTGCGCTCGCTGCGCACAGAGCCGATCCGCACGCGCGGTGCGTTGTAAGCGCTGCGCGGGGTGATGTAGCTGGTCCAGTCCGCGTAGTCGTTCTCGAGCGCCGCGTCCGCGACCGCGACGTCGGTCCGGAAGTACTTCCCGTGGTACTTCTTGATCATAGGCAGCACGGGCGCGATGTGCGCCTCGGTCTTCGCCATCGCCGCCTTCATCTCGCGCCACATGCGACCCGGGTCGCCCCACCACGCCGCCGTGTCGATGCGCTCGGCCACCGCTGCTAGTCTTCGCTGGGCCGCAGCGCTTGGAAGCCCGACGCCAGCATCATCGACGGGCGCCGGAAGTACACGTGGATCCGGTAGTCGTCGCCGCCCGTAGCGGGGATGAGCAAGCCCCACGGCTGGCTGATCACGATCCCGCGCGAGAACATGATCGGCGTCGCCGGCAGATTCTGGAGCGTCGGAGAGACCGCGCGGTGGTCCGTCGCGACCGGCATGTTGGCGAGTCCGCTGAGGGCCGCGCCGGTCTCGTCGACGAACGAGAAGACGCGCGGGTCGGTCGCCGGGAAGACGATGATCTGGTAGCCCTCGAGCACGGTGAACGGCTCGAGCCGGATGATGCTCGCCTCCTTGTCGGGCGTGTAGAGTCCGCCGCCCGAGGGGAAGATCGGTACACCCGTGGCGCCGGCCACGGAGGTGAGCACGTCCATGAAGTCGGCTGCGACGTCGGCTTGCCCAACGGCCGTGGTCCTTTCATCGGACGGTTCGGGACCGTCCCCTGCTTCACGCGCCATCGTCGAACCTCACTTTGTCGTGCTCCAGGATCGCTCCAATGCTGTCCTCAGGGACCGTTCTCACCTGCTCCCGCGGCGGAGTCAAGTCCTTGCCGAAGGCCCAGACCGCAGCGTACTGAGTCGCGTCGCACCCGTGGTCGGGACAGGCCCGGTCCGGCTCCTCCTTGACGGGCTTGCCATCCTTCCACTGCGCCCACACGTAGCCGGGGATCTCGTCCTCGGTGCAGTTGGGCTTGTGCTCCTCGGCGAGCGCCTGATCGGGAGACTCGAGCGCGTCCCAGCACAGGTAGAGCCGCGGCGGGGATTCGGCGAGCTCAACGCCTTGGCCTTCTCCGGGCGCGAGCCCGTAGCGCACCGTGTCGATGCGCACCTGCTTGTCTTGCACGCCTCCGATCGCCAGGTGCGGTGTGTCGCGCGCGCCAACCTCGATCAGCCGGCGATTCAGGAACTCGATCAGGTCCGGACGCGACGGGTCACAGACAACAGCCGCGAGCCCATAGCGCTTGTAGAACCGCGCCACGTGCTCCGCCCAGGCGTCCAGCTGCAACGCTCGTCTGTAGATTTCGTGGATCCGGTAGATGCGCTCGCACTTGCCGACCACGCCCCACACCTGGAGACAGCCGGGTGCGCGGTGGCCCCAGTCGAAGCTCGCGAAGTACCAGTCGAAGGTCAGGCGCCCCCGCTCGTCGCGTCGATGGCCGTCCTTGAGCGCGGTCCCGTCGACGCCCGTCGCATCGCGGTAGACCATGTGCTTGTCGCGATCGAAGATCTCCCACACCTGGCCTTCGGCTCCCACCCACTCGCCGCGCAGGAGACGGCCGCGCTGCGGACCCGTGAGGGTCTCGAGCTTCGCCATGTACTTCGCGCCGTCGAGCGTCAGCTCGCCCGAGACCTGGTCGTACAGCACCGGGTTGTCGGTGTGGCGCGAGAGCAGGCGACGCATCTGCATCTCGCCTTCGCGCGGCTCGCCGAGCAACCGCACCAGCTCGGGCGTGCGCTCGAGTCGTCGCTTCGCGCGCCGGTTGAGCCAGTGCTGCTCGTGGTCCGGGTTCGTATCGGCGATGATCTGGTTCCAGGGCAGGTGCCCGTTCCGGCAGCGCGTGAACAGCGCTTGCCAGTCCTCCTCCGAGAGCTCGCGCGCCTCGAGCGCGACGATGATGTCGTACTCCGTCGACATGATCCGGCTCGACTTGTCCATCCCGCCGAGGACCACGCGCGAGCGCCCGCGATAGGTAACGCCGTCGACCGTGTTCATCCCCCACGGGAACTCGTAGGCGTGCCTCTGCTCGGCCGAGCCGCCCCTCCGCATGCAGGCGTCGTCGGGGAGTACGCGCTGCTCCCACGTCACGCAGCCCGACTCCGTGAGCGACGCGCGCGTCTTGCGCACGAGCAGGATGCGCACCCCAGGGAACGTGACGCAGACCCAGTAGACGTACTCAAGGACCCCGCGCGTCTTGCCGCAGCCGGCCGGTCCCTCAAGCAGGATCTCCTGCTCGCGCGCGAAGAAGAGATCTCGGATGGCCCCGCAAGGCCGGAAGCTGACGGCACTTACCACCCTCTATTGGAAATTCTCTGGAAACTCGGCGCGACGTGGCTAGGCTGTGTCTGCACAAGGCGACGTGTTCGCCTACCAACGGGAGACTATACCGATGAGCAAAGAAGCGTACATGACAGTCATCACCTACCAACATGCGCCGCACTACGGCGGGCGCGGTATCGCGCTCTGCGCGTCCTGTGCGACCGAGGACACGCGGACGGAGGCGTGTGATCTACCGTCGCTCGGGCCGGTCTCGCACGGGCTCCACGCGGGGCAGTGCCAGTGCCCATGCCACGCCACGCGCGCCAGCGCCGTGCGCGTGGAAGGCGAGGAGGCGCAGCCGTGAGCGCCCTCGGCCCGATCCCCGCGCACCTGGCCGCGTACCCCTGGTATGCGCCGCACCAGGCGTACCTGCTCTCGGTAAGCTCCGCTGCGTATGATCCAGGGGGGGC